AACAATCAGTAAATTACGTTTCCTCATAGTGAATTCCCTTCTCCTAAAATATTGTTTCCCACGCTCCTGATTCCATAATAGATGCTGCAGATACCTCTTGCCAGGCGCCGTTAATAAGTATTTGAATGCCCGTTGCCTGCTGCCATCCTCCATCAACGAATATTAATATACCAGAAAATTCCGATTCGGTATAGGGGATAACAAACGGAGAACCCATCCATGAATAATCAAAACTGGTAGTATCAACATCAGTAGTGGCAAACGATACAAATGGAGATCCCATCCAGGCGTAATCAAGAGAAACTGTGGTGGATTGATCAATTAGGGACATTCAAATATTCCTTAAGCCTGAGTAATTGACATGGTGTCAAAATAAACCGTTCCGGATGTTGATACTACCCATGCAACCATCTTAATTATTACAACGCCGGCCTCTGTTGGAGTAAAGGAGATGGACAATTCTTCCCAATCTGTATCGTCGGCCTTTGTGTCTTCATATACCAGACTGGTCATTCCGGCAAGCTGCATACCATCGGCATATAGTTTAGCGGCCACATTGGTTGCATGGGATTTCTTTACGTAACATTTTACGGTTACAAGAGAATCAGCAGCGCACAGTATTCTCGCTATTTCAATAGCAAACGGATTGTTGGCATTAGAGCTTTCATCCGAAAAGGCAATTTGCCAGGCATATCCAGAACCTGATTGAGTAACCGATTCCTGCGTCTCGGCAATGCCGCCAAGGAAATAGATTTTGTTGATGTTTGGATCGCCCTGCCACTTCCCAAAAAATTGCATCTGCGGCTGTGTTGCAGGGACCGTTACTTTGGTAGCTTCGTTATTAACAACGTTGTAAAAGTATTTGTTGTATCCGTAAGCCATGTTGATGCCGCCAGAAGCATTCCCATTTGTTTCAATATTGTAAAAGCGACTTTCCGGACTTGCTGCTGATTGCGCTACAAGTCCGTACTCATCATTATATTCTGCTTTTAGATATCCAACCCGACCGTACCCTGAAAAAGTTAATCCAGATATATCATTGTAGCTGGCTTCATGAATTTTTTGAATTTCGCTTTCTCTATATGTTGCAGATGAAGCAAGTATAACTCCACTTTGCTCATTATGAGATGCTTGGAATATTTCGTTAATCCGACCGCCGAATGAGTGCAATCCAATTCCACTGTATGATCCCGTTGTCCCATTTGCGCGATAAATCTTATCGACGATACAGTCTGTTGCAGTAGTGATAAACAATCCATAACGATCACTTCCCATACAATCGTAAATAGTTTCAATGTTAAAACCATCGCAGGTGTTGATTTGCACTCCATAATAATAACAATAACTTGCAATTGGGATGACACCTATATATCCATAGTCTCCGGAAGGCCCATAATATATTCCATTACCGCCTCTGACAACACCAATATGATCAATTTTAACATAGGCAAAATTAACGTAAAAACCATTATGAGTACTATGGGCAATGGTTGCATCGAATATCGTTTCCCCATCCTGGAGATCCGTAGAGGTATTCCACCCACCAGAATACTCGATATAATTCCCTGCCGTGCCTGCCTCATTTGCAATTAAGTCAGACACCGAAAACGTATTCCAAGTTACAAAGGTCGGATCGCGTTTATAGAGAGAGGCAGAAGCATTGGAAGTGTTGAAATAGCCTTTGGAATTGCCAACTGCATTAGTAGGTTTAGAATCAAACATAATCAAACGGTCTACAATTGATTGGATAGCGTACCAACCATCTACAAAAGAAACCTGGTCTGAGCTGTCGGTGGAAATTAGAGATCGCAAAGTAAGGGAGTCGTCTGCAGAAGCATCTTTGGCAGCAAAAAAGTTATCCATTATATATGTTTTACTTGCCAGAGCCTTAGTTGCATAGATAGCAATGCCCTGGACTGTAGAAGATAATGCAGATCCTTTATTAATAACTATGGGATGCCAATAACCTGTTCCTGTAACTGTTATTGCTGGAATTGTTAATGACTCAACCTCAGATGCGCAATCGGTGTCGGAATATAACTTAAGAAGCAGGTCTCCGGAGGCCAATGCTGTCGTAACGGTTTTGAACCAAAAACATATTTGCTTATAGCCCGACAAATCGAGAGACGCAGGGAGGGCCTGTTTTGCGATAATTCCGGCACCGGAATGACCAGCAGCAGTTATAATTGTTACCTGGTAATTGCCTTGCTTGGGAGAATATGAGGCTGATGCGTTTGCTGAGGTTACATTGGCGCCAGCCGTCCAATTGGTTTCGCAAGTTTCTATTGATTTTGTAATGGCTGAGGATAGGACGCAACCGCGAGTTGTTATCCTGTAAACTGATCCGGATGAGCTTCCTACGCCATTGCCTATGGAGCCCTCAAGCTCAAATGTGTCTTCTGTTACATTGGCAACTATCCAGACAGAGTTGGCATTTGTATTGGTAGCATGGCCGGAAATTTTAATAATATCGCCATCTATGAGTCCATGGGAGGCTTTAGTACAGACAATTGGAGTCGTATTTGTTGAGGTAAAATTGGAAAAAAAAGTCGATTCGCTTGCATGAGAGCCAACAGATGTATCTCGCGTAAGTTGACCAGTTACACCGAGGGATGTGGGAGCTGGGGATTTTGCAATCCGGATCACATCCCCTGGCTGAATACGGGCTGCGGTTGCACCGGTTTTTGGAGTCTTCCACGCATCTGTCCACGATTGGCCTCCGCGAGGCACAGCATTCCCTGTTACATCTGCTCCGGTAAACGAAGCCCACAAGGCATCGTCAAGAGTAAAAGTATCATCGCTTACGTAGGTTATTTTCCAAGCGGAGTTTGCATATGCCTGAGTACAGCCGGTTACGTCAATAATGGCGCCGGTAACAAGACCATGCCCTATATAAGTTCCAAGCACAGTAGTCCCTGAAGGATTGGAAAAGACTACGCCGGTCAATGTCGATCGCGCGGCGTCATCTCCGTTGTCGTAATCTAAATAAAATATGGCACTTGAATAGGACATTCAAACTCCTATGTAATTGTATAAACAAAATAAAGAGAGCCGGCAGGAACTCCTTCCGTCCCCATGGTGGCGGCTGTTCCGAAATAGATATTCACCGCCAGACCGGAAGTCCCATCTCCATAACTTCCCGTAATGCGAACTGAATTAAATGTCCCATCGGTGCCGATTGTGCCTGACGATCCCGACGATCCGGATGATCCCGACGATCCAGATGTGCCGTCCAAACCATTTATTCCGGATGTGCCTGAGGATCCTGAACTGCCAGAATCGCCGGACGACCCGGAAGTGCCGGAGGTTCCGCTGGTTCCATCTCCACTCGTACCACTGGATCCGCTGGATCCATGACTCCCCGCGCTGCTGGAACTGCCTGACGTGCCGGATGTGCCGGATGAACCTGCTATCCCGGAAGTGCCAGATGAGCCTGCCGGACCTTGCTCTCCGGAGGTTCCGCTGGATCCTGAGGTGCCTGATGTACCCGCAGGACCTTCTGAGCCGGTGGAGCTTGTGCCAGAGGTGCCGGAGGTGCCTGAAGTGCCGGTACTGGTCGAGGAAGATCCGGAAGTACCGCTTGTACCGGAGGAGCCCGCAGGGCCTTGCTCGCCGGATGTACCTGAACTGCCGGATGTACCTGAAGAGCCGCTGATACCATCAATGCCAGATGTTCCACTGCTTCCGGAGATACCTGAGCTGCCGGATGAGCCTGAACTTCCGGAAACTCCATCAGTGCCGCTTGTTCCGCTGGAGCCTGACGAGCCTGAAATACCTTGCTCGCCGGATGTACCACTTGATCCGGAAGAACCTGATGTGCCTGATGTGCCGTCGCTACTGGTTCCGCTGCTTCCACTACTCCCACTGCTTCCACTGAGACCCGATGTCCCTGATGAGCCATAAAATGTACCGTCAAGTCCGCTGGTGCCGGAAGTTCCTGACGGAGCCGAAGACGTAAAATTGATTATCAGGGGAGAAGATTCCTCTATCGCAGCAGAGATTATGCTTTCCTGATCAAATGTAATAAGTATTGTTTCGTCAGCCATTATGCTGTCCCCGCTGTGCCTGCAGTCCTGGTTACATCATGCGTCAACTCCATTTTGCCCACCATGAGAGTAAACACCTTTCCGAGATTGGTAGTTACAGCAATGTCATAATCATATTCCCCCGGATCCAAATTAGCGGTGTCCACTGGAAGCAACTCAATATTGGCCGATCCGGATGTTCCTGAAGTTGTGTCAGAAAATGTAGAAACCACTTTCATAAGAGAAGCTTCTGAATCCGGAAGATCATAATGGGTTTTTAATGTAAAATGGATTACCCAATTTTTAATGTTATAAGGAGTCCCATCGGACTGCTTAAGAACAATCGCGTAAGACTTGGTATCTCCCCTTGTCATGGCAAGCTTTTTGTAAGCCATTCGGACACCTCCTTACTGAACAAATAATTCAGCGGTAACAACACTGTTGGCGCCGGCCGTTCCTGCTCCTGTTTGTTTTGTAATAATTTTCATAAAAGGAGTCAGTACAGGAGTAAACGGTGTTATTTGTCCAATAATAGAGGGTCCGGAGGTGCCGAATGTCCCGGATGAAGCCGGACTGACGTAGATTCCATCTTCTACGGCACAACCAATGTAGCTAAAGGTGGTGGTGCCACACGTCCCCGATGTTCCAGCAGCAATGCTATGGGCAAGGGCGAATGATCCATTGTTGGCGATATAACGCAAATCAATGGGGTTTGATGTAGATGAATCTCCTGCTGATAATGACCTTGATTTTAACAGAGGTATAACTGATATTCGTGCCATGATCGCACCTCCAAATAGGCATTGTTAAAGCGGATACGCCGCTATATTTTCGCGTACTACACAGTTAAATTGTATTACTGAGTCTTCAAATCTTACAAATTCCCACCGGTACCGGACGATCCATACGCAGCAGTTGATGCACTGGCAACCGGATCCGTCATGACAGTTCTGGTATTTTCCTGTAAATCGCGAATAAGTTTTTTGATTGCTAAAATAGCCATGCTGATAACCTCCTTGATGTAATAAGTTAAGTTAAATAATTATCCGCAATCCGCTTCCTACGATCCAAATTCCCGGGGCCTCATCCGTTGCATCTGTGAAAGCGTTTTCTTCATCTTTTCTCCATATGCATTAGAAAGGGGTCCAAAGCGTTCTGTAAATTTATCTGAATAATATTTTGCCAAATTGTCGTTGCGTGTCTCCGAATCCGGCTTCGCAAAACAAAGATGCGCGGCCCAATCCAACAAACCATCATGATGCTGCTCGTCAATTTCGGGAGATGTTTGAAGCGTGAAGGAAATCAACGGCAACCTGGAAACTGTAAGGAATGCCGTATCTGACGCAGAAGGAGCAAGTACAATAGTTACCATGTTGTTGGGCTCATTGAGGAAGTATGTTGGATATCCTCCTGAACCAGCAGTTCCGATCGTACCCGATGTCCCAAACCATCCTGATTGAACTTCATCCAATTCCGCAAAGGACACAGGCCCGGTCAGCGGATAAGTCATCGATTGAAGTTGCAATCTCCGCACCTGCAATATTTTTGGACTAACTCGGTATACTGCCTGATCAGCAACTATAGTTAATTTGCATAATGGCATTTGGCCCATTGTAGAAGCTGTGCCGGCAGTACCAGAATCATTTGCAGTCGTACTGTCAATTAACAAGTGGGCTCGTCTGGTTGCCTGAACCTCAGCCCGATTCAAATTCCTTATCAGTTCATTCGGTTGCCAAAGATAAGGTAAATTTATGTCGTCTAAATACGACTCGCGCAATTCATCAACAAGTTCTCTACCAAGCATTGAGAGGCTCCTTAATACCTGTTTTACTAAGCATCCATTATTTCATTGCGCTCTTCTTCGGCTTGTTCCGCATTAACCCCCTTTGTAATTACCGAATACGTATATCGAGGGATGTCTTTATAATAAGGTTTTCCCTCATCATCGTAAAATGTATCCGTGCGAATGCGTGTGTCAAGCATCCGTAAAACCGGACGCGGCATATCCACTTCAACATTTGGTTTTACCTGGAATGAATATCCATTCAAAGATATAAAAATACCCTGTTTAGGGATATCCTGGTTTTCGTGGAAAATTACGCGATCTCGAATATGACCGGTCGGATTCAAAAAGTAATTTTCCGGATGCAATTCCTGGTCTGTCTTTTTTACTTGCGGCGACATTATTTAAAGCCCTCCATTAGTTATCATTGTAAATCGTCTGATTGAACACCCGGCTGAACAACGGCAAGGGAAAAAGGGGAAACTTTAAACCAAATGCATATGTCCAGCCAGGTATCAAAAACCAACTGTCTCTTAACTACACTCCTTACTGCGAATACGGCATATGGACCAGCGATTGCCAGGCGTTCACTGTTCCGCACGTACCGGCAGTATTTCCTGAAAGCACGTTGTAGCTGGCAGCAGTTCCTCCGCCATACCGGATGTAGGCTCCGGCAGTTCCGGTCGCATATTCAACATATCCGCAAGGAACAAGATTTGCGGGGCAATCGGGAAGCTTAGCGGCGTCAGAAGACGCTCCTTCATTACCGGCAACAACCGTTCCGGCAGTTCCGATGCCTACGCAAATAAGATACTTCACGTATGTCGATTTGGACTGCGTGCCTTTGGGAAGATAGATATTGTCTTGGGCAGCAGCCGTACCAACCCTGCCATTCACCGATATGAACAAGGGAAGTGCAACCTTGACCCCTGCAGTACCACCGGTGCCGATTGCAGATATCATACTGGTTCCGTGAGTTCCACCACTTCCAGCCCACAGAACGCGATTAGTAAGAGACTGGATAGCTCTTCGCAAATCAGCATGCTTAGAAGCTTCCTCCAGTGTCAATACGGTGTTTGAAGCCGACAACGGCGCATCATCAAATTTTCTGTAGCTCATATTGCATTTCCTCCAATTAAGTTGCGTTGTCCTGGTCTTTGAGACGTAGGTGGCATGCCGGCCAGGATGGGCAACATGCGTGAGTTATGCTTGGACCAACTCTATCCGAAGCTAAAGTCAATCAATACGATGCTGGTTAATCCGTGCAAGCCGTTTCAAGAACAGCCATCCACGCATCATTGAGGATAACTGTACCCTGCATCGTTTTCCATCCGACAGAACCGCGCTGACCAAGAGGATCCGATTTGGTAGGCGTAGGATTGATAACGATAGGAGTGATTGCGAACTTTCCCTTAAGCGCAACAATCCCGTAAGCATCGCGGCCAAAATACATGACCGGGTAAACATCGCATCCGGCGCCGCTGGTGGTAATCTTGCCCGTTGTTGTACCTGAGCCAGCATCCTCGTAAGGCGTAAAGATTGTTGATTTCAGGTAGCGAACATCCTCGCAGGCGCCAATTTCCGTCTCCCACGCAGGCATTTTCCCGTAATCGGCAACCGATGTGAAGGCAGTAAGCTCACGAATATCGTTGGTAAGATCAACATGAGTTACGCCTACGAATGCAGGAAGAATAGATTCCTGGTTAAACGCAGGAGTAGATTTCACAATGGATGTGAGATGGCGAGCTTCCTGACGCTCCAGGGCGCGAACAATTTTGCGCTGATCTGCGCGAGTAAACGCCGCAACTACTGAGGTGCGGCCGGCAACGGAATTGGCGTAGAATACATTGGAACAGGCCTTCAAAACATTATATCTGAGAGTTTCGATCGTTTTAGCAGCCTGCTCTCCGACGATGTTGACAGCTTCCTGAAGAACCGGATCCTCATGGGTATCCTGAATAATATCGGTAATGCCTACCAGATCTCCATACTGATAAAGATTTCCGGTAACATCGGTAGCTGTGATCTTCTTGCCGGCAGGGGTCACACCTTCGGCAAGAGGGGTGGTTGCCAGGGCAAGGGCGTTGTATCGCCTGAACTTCATCGTCATAGTCTTTCCACCGGGAAGTGACTTACTTTGTCCGAATTTTTCAAGGCACAAAAAAGGCATCGCCCGTTTCAATAGCTCCACAACAACATAAGCTGCGGTACGAGGAGTAATGTCTCCATAAGTCGTTATCATAGTTATTAACCTCCTTGTTTTCTTATAGCTTCATCGAATGCACTATCGAAGTCATTCGCAACGGCAGCGTCGATATCCACAGATCGCTGCTTTGTCTTTACAGCAGTGAGTGCAGCACGTTTATTTTCTCTTCGTTGCATTCTGTCTGAATTATCAGCCAAATGAGTAACCGCATCCAAAGAAGCTTGATCAACCTGGCCCTTGAGAGCAATACCGGAGTCATTTTTAAAATCTGTTATCATGTCAATAACATCCTGCGGCGTGCCCTTTTCATAAACGTTCAATAGGCCAGGTTGCAAATATTTAGGTTTCCCTTCGATCCATTTGAGCAAAGAGCCATTGTCTACATAGGCTTCGAAATCTTCATGGACATTCGCGATAGTGGAAAAATGGAGTTCCTCGTCGCTCTCTTTGAAGCGTTTTTGCACTTCCGGAATAATGGGAAGGAAATCAACAACCGGCTTAACCTGATTGAATAGCTCATCTAACCGATGGTTAAGCTTATCCTCAAGAATATGCAGTGCTTTATCACGCTTTTTGCCTTCCATTTGAGACACAAGACCGAACTCAGCATCATAATCTTCAAGTTCTGCCTTTTCTGCGTCCGTAAGCTGGTCCATAATAGAAACTGCAGCATCGGACGCTACTGAGGAAGCAGAGGTGCTTGAATCCTTTTTTGCTGGAACGGACTTCAATGTTTCAATTTGGGCATGAAGTTGAGCTTTTTCAATTTCCCACGATTCCTTATCGTGATGCCAGATACCTTGTAGTGTTTTCCACCGCTGTTCATACGTTTCATCGTTACCGGAATCCTGAGCAGTTTTTCCAGCACCGCCATCTGCATTTTGTTCCTGCGCGAGACCTTGGGCGTTAGATGCAGCGGATTCATCTTTTTTGCCCAAGGCCTCAGCAGCAGCAACGACGGCGGCGTTGTTTTCGGCATCGGATCCCGTCTTTTTATCATCGTGGCTGTCATTGCCCTGATTAATCGCTGGAGTTAACTCAGCATCAGACTCTTTAACAGCTTCCATAAATGCAGCATCAAACTCAGCATCGGCAGCAGCGAATGGGTCATCTGCATTATCATTGTTGCCTGCAGAATCACTACCTCCTGTGTTAGCTGGAATGATATCCTGATTTTCTAAAGCATCATTATCGCCCTCTATTTCCTTCGGCATAACAACCTCCTGTAGCCTTTTATAGTTTGCCTCAAAAGCCCCCTTGATTAAATAAAAATAGGCGAACGAGAAACTTAATTCTCAAATTCGCCTATGGTCGCTTAATATATCCTGCGCTTTAAGCCTGTATTTGAACTAATTACTTTTCGGCAGCTTGGATTGCAATAATCTTTTTGCACTTTCCATTACTTTTAGTACCTCAATTATTTCACCTTTAGTAAGAATAACGCAATCCTTTTTATTTTCACAGGCAATTTTATTCACTGCCAGACCGTTGCCAACACTTGCTCTTCTATTTGCAAAATTATTCTCCACAATTCCACCTATTTGTCAATATTATTTTTTTGATGCAGGTAACGAATGTGTCAAATATCCTTTAATCTGCTTAAATCCGGCGATTTTCCCCTGATTGTGGATAACCTGATCAGCCTCCGCATTATCGTTATTTCGGCGAACCTCATCAATCAAGACATTTATCAGATTTAATACAATCTTACCCGCAGGAGTAGACTGAAGATCTGTAAATTCATTTGTAGCAGCTATCTTTTCCGCCATTTCGAGAGGCATCCCCTGGAATCCAATTCCCCCATCCATATTCGTTCCGTCCATTTACTTAGCCCTCCTTGTTTGACCTCGGTTTCGATTGCTTTTGTTTTGCCGCTGCAGCTTTTTTAACAGATCTTGCCACCGCAGCATTCTTTTTTGCCTCATCTATTTTGACCTTTGCCACATCCTCCTGGATCCTGATCTTGGTTTTTGCGACATCCTCTTTCAGATCCATGTCCTGATTTGCTTTTTCGGCATCCTCTGTCAATTTAGCTACATGAGATTCGCGGGATTGGACAAGAGATAATCTGTGGGCCTCCTCTTTTCGCCTGATTTCAGCCTCTTTTGCAGCAACTTCAGCCTGGTTTATAGCAACCTCACTCTCCGCAATACGAGGATCCTCTTGGCCAGGGACCTCATTGGCCTTTTGCATCGCTTCTATATTAACATTCTTGGCTTTAGTAAGCTGAGCCATGGTCTGAGCACGTTTGTAGGCATTTTCGGCCTGGAGATTTTCAATGGTAAGCTTGTTCATAATAGAGTTTTCGCGATCAGCACGGATATTAGCAACTTCGGCTTCGGATTTAAGAGTAATATTAATGTCGTGCGCTTCGAGTTTCTTGGATAAGAATTCGCGACGATCTATATAATCCCATTCTTCGGGAGTAAGGGTGGTTGTAAGCTGATTGAGGGCCTGCATCCGGACTTCTTTCATGACTAAACTGGAGACGCCGCGAGCCTTTACTTTGTAATCGCCCTTGATGTCTTCACGATCGTTAAATTCCATATTCCAGCTATAGAGATCACGAATGATATTTTCTGTAAAAGAATCAAAATTCTTAACAACATCTTTAATACTGACATTAATAGTTGCCATACGGCCGGAAGTTGCTTGAGCAGTTTCATTTGTAACCATTTGCCCGATCATCCACGTCGGAAGAGTAGTTTCCTCGTCTCCAAACTGTTTAAATGTATCTATTATTTTAATCAATTCATCAATATGGGAGTCAAACTCAAGCGAGCGAACTGCTGGATACTGAGCTTCGATTCCACGACCTTCCCTGTACCATATTTTTCTGGGATAGAAGGAGCTCAAATCAGTCCCTTGCGTACAAAGATCCCAGTTTACCTCAAC